CATCCAAGTCTGCCCCAACCTTGATTATTAAAGGCTTCAACAGTACCAAGACCCATCACTGCATGATTAGTTGTAGGCATCGCATCAGGACTAGCATCAACTGTTCCTAAATTATTTGTAAGTGGAATACCTGTTACTGGAACTTCAGCTAAACCTACAGCTGTTACACTTCCAAGAGCTCCTGTTAATAATTGATTGTTGTTTGTAGATGGACCTGTATTAGCGCCAGCTGTTGTAGTAACACTTCCTAAACTAAATGTTGCTGAAATTCCTGTAGGAATAGTTGTACCAGCTATACCCCAACCTTGAAGACCCCATTCTTGTCTACCCCAACCTAAATTAATTTCTGTTGAACTAGACTCGTCTCCGAGTGCTGCAGATATACCAAACCCTGTAGGGATAAGCGTTGGATTCGCATTATCGTTCCATTGGTTTTGACCCCAAGAGCCAGTATTCCAAGTTCCTGATGCCATAGGAGTTTACCTCCTATTTAACCAGAGATTCTTAAAATCGCTGCTGTTGATGTTGGTGCTGGAAACTGGACTGTAAACGTACCTGAAGTAGCTGTTTTATCTCCTCCAAAATCTAAAACACAAACTGCAGAATTAGTAGTTGCAGATGATGTGTTATAAATTAAAGCTCCTCTTGCTGTCAGAGTAACGTTTTGAAATGACAGGTCAACAAAATCTGCTCTTGCAACACCAGCTGTTAAAGAAGTTGGCGCGTTAACGAGTGCACCACCACCAGCTGAATAGTTTGCTGATGTAACTTCGTTAGTAGGTGCAGAAGTTAATAGAGAAGTAGTTGCTGAGTTAAGAGTAGCCGTGGATTTATAAAGAGCTAACTTATATTTATCACCACCAGTTTGTTTAAAATTAGAGTCACCCTCTAGTAGTAATTTTTTAAAGTTGTTTGCAATCGCTTGTGTTATAGCCATAGTTTTCTCCTTACTGTTTTCCTATTCGAGGAACACCTGCTTGGTATTCATCTCGTCTTCGTCTTCCCATTTGTTCTATTGAGAATCCTTTGACTGCTTCGACATATTTTTTATCATATAACTGGAGCATGTCAACGGGTCCTTTTAAAAATCCGTAAGCCTCTACTAGGCATGCATACAATAAGCCGTTGGGAAATTCTGTGCTTAAGTATGTAGTGGTAACTGTACTCGATAATCCAGCTGGTTTCAAGATATAATTTAACTGAATAGTATAAGTTTGATCTGGAGTAGGAGCCACTACTATTCGAGTTTCGTCCCAGTTGCTGTAATATTTAGGGACTCCAGTAGTTGCTGTAGGGTTAAATTCTGACATAAAACTAGTGTCTCTAAACTGCAAGAAATCTCTATTTTGATTTGTATCTCCAGAGGCTAATTCAGAGTCCACGATTTGAGCAGATCTAATAATTAATAAATCAGTGGGAGTATCTATAAATCTTGTGCTTGCTATTAAATTAGCGGATACATATCTTCTGTTATTATCAGAATCTACTTCTCTTAAAATTCTAAATTCAGCATCATTAATAAAACCATTTAAAATAGTATCTGTAAGAACGTTGCTTGATACTTCTGTGTAGTCTATAATTTTTTGTTTTAATTCATCATATGTCATGCTCTATCATTAACAGGTCCAGCTAAACATTGGAACCCGCCTCCTGTTTCTGTGCTACTCGCAGCACTGATTAAGTTAAAAGTAAAACTGTTAAATTCTGTAACAGTTGAAGGTTGACCCGCTTGTGTAACTACGGTTGGAACCATCGTTACTGCATAAGCACTGTAAACTTTTGCTCCACTTGAGTGTTCACCTGCGGGTGTGTTTTTGGGAGTCTGTCCTCTGAAAGGAGCAGCTGTTCCTCGAACACAATTCGATAAAACGTTTCCTGTATTTCCATTATAGTAAACAGTTTCAGTTTCAAACAATCCAGATGTTGAATTTACTTTTTCAATTGCAACATATCCTTGACTGGGAAAAGCAGATGAGTCTGTTAAAGTAATTGAAGTAGCCGTTGCAGTGATGTCACCATTTAAAGTAGTTTGTAGTTGTAAAGTAGAAATTGCAACTCCACCTACAGGATTTTTTACATCATAGAATCTAATAAAGTCTCCCGTCTGATAACCACTAAAAGGAAAATTTACAGATACTTGAGTTGAAGAGTTAGTCATAGTAAATGGATTTTTTGGTAAAAAATCTGTTGTTGGAAATTCTGTTCTTGCAGGTCTTGGATGCATTAATCCTTGAGGATCTGCAGTGTAAGGTTTAGGTTCAAGTTGTGGTTGTTTAGGTTCATATTCAGAAGTATGTACTCTTGCACCATTCCATTCTTTAACCATTTCAGTGTATGGATATGCCAAACCAGATCGGTCTGAAATAAATAATGCGTGTTTTCCTCTTGCTGTGTTACCCATAATTATATACTCGGAAAGTAAGTTTTAGGAGAAATGTAAACACTAGCTGAAGATCCGTCTTCTTCTAGAGCTCTAGCTAATTCATCCTCGTAGATTAATTTTAATTCTTGTATTCTTGGTTGTGCATATTTCATAGCTAAGTAATAACTTAAACCTGCAACCATGCAAGGTACAAATCTATATGGTACATCTGTTGCATTACTGTAAGCACCTGCATCTTGAATTCTTTTTTCGTAATAAAAATTTATTACATCTCCATTTTGAGTAGAACTTGGAGTTAAATAAATTGTTATCAAAACATGGTCAATAAATCTTTGAACAAAATATTGTGATGGTTGCCCTGTTGAAGTCTTATTAGATAAAGCTTGATATTGAGATCTGTTTATTTTTTCTAAAGGAGAATCAACATTAGAACTATTTCTAAAAGAACATTCTAAAATTTCTGTAGCTTGATTAACAAAATTAGTTATTGCGGCTCCATCTGAATGAGTTGCTGCAGTAGTTCCATTAACTCCTCTGGTTACTCCAGTAAGCTCTAAACTGTTAAATCCAGTGTAAGAAATGTTTTCAGATCCTACATTAATTGTTCCTGAATCAGGCATACGGTCTTTTGATGCAATTGTAATTCCAGCGGTTGCAGTTGTAGTAGCTATGGCTGCAGTTAAAGTTGAGGTAACTCCGTCAGAATTACCATCAGACGTTGCTCTAAAAATTTTATATTCGTTTTTATTTGTTGCTAACGTAATATTAGTATTCGCTACTTCCCAAAAATGAAGTCCTCTATTACCCCATTCTTGAAACATTATGTTTAGCGATCTTCGAGCAGTTTTTAGATTATAACCGCTCATGTCAAATTGACCGAGTCTATTATAAGACTCTTCAATTATCTCATCGATCGAAAACGTTTTGTCAAACGTTGTAGTGCCCGAAGTAGTGTTGGCCATTTAGACTCCTACGAGTTATCTCCGCCACTGTGAAATACAGTGATAGCTGTAATTTGTTCTGTAGTGAACGTAGAATTTAAATTAGTCTTAAATAAAATTGGTACAGGAAAATTAATTGTCATATCATGAATATGAGCACCTTTATTTAATTTTACTTTTGACACTGTGCCATCTTTAAGATCCAAAACACCAGCTGCGTTTGGTCCTGATACATGTACACCGTACACTCTAGTTCTACCAACTTGAAGAGTTTTAGTTTCTGTAGTTACGTTAGTTGCTACTCCATCAATAGCTGATCCATATGTTGTCATAATTTTTCTCCTAAAATTTACATGTGGGGCCGAAGCCCCACACTAATTATTTATTACGTATCGCTAAATGGTGTAACAATAGTTCCTGATCCTAAAATCAAAGTATTGTGTACCAAATATTGATCGTTTTCTAACGCTGTAACTTGAATTACAGATCCAATGATTCCACCAGTTGTTGTTCCATTCATAGAAAGAACATCATTAGAAAGACCAGGGAAGAAAGCTTTTTTACTTCCATTATTCACTGCGATCATAGCTGCACCTGTGAATTTATCAACACCATCAGTTACGATTTGAACATCAGTTGCAGTTGTATCTATATAAAAATAAAAACTTGCACCAATGTTATTTAGGTTGTTGTAGTCAGTTGTTCCCGCAGTTGCTCCATTTGCATTAACATTAATTGAAGGTAAAGTATAAATACCATCTGCGTCTTGCGATATTAAAATTCTTCCAGCATGGTCGTTAACGGTTAAAGCTAAACCGCTTGCACCTAAGCCAGTAGAATTAATTGTTTTTGTTGCTCCAGGGCCTGTAGTTATAAAGCCATTTTTAGAAATGACCGGTCCTGAAAAAGTTGTATTTGCCATATTATTATCCTCCTAGTTATTTGAATACCGTCTCTAGGCCGTCGACTATACGCGTCGATATTCAATTTATGTATAGTGTATTTTTTATATACTAGATTTGAGTAGAGTGCAAGAGAGCCTGTAATGTGGAGTGGATTTTTCCAACGATGTAGCTTTTTATTAAGTAGCTACAGAAACTTCAGGAGCAGCGCCTTCTACAGCGTTTTGTCTATGGGCAATAGCTGCTTCTTCCAGCTTGATCTTTGTAATGACCTCTTTAACTTTGTCATCAATTCTGACCATCTCAAGAGTGTATCTGTTATTATCCAGATGCTCCTGTTCCCACTTCAACTCCAAGGACCTTTTTGCTTTGTATAGGTCTTGTATCATTTATAACCTCTTCAAAAGTTATTCTATTAATCCTAGAATCATAATTGTTTCCAAGATCTTCCCATTTTATACTGTTTTCTCCTAGCTTGTCAAGTATAGCTAATTCTACAGCTTTTGCATTATCTTCGGCTAATATTTTAAATTTGGCATGATGATTGTAAGCAAAAATATTAATGAGAAGTTGTTTCATAGGTTTATCTTTCTTATTTCTTGAATGAGGCGGGATTGTGTCCCGCCTCAAAATTATCTATTAACTGATTCCAGGAGAACCGAAAATTCCTCTAAAGTCAGAAACACCAAATTGGTATCTTTCTCTAGCTTTGAATCTTAAGTTTCCAGTATCGAAGTCACCTTCCATAGCTGTTTTGATTGGTGTTCTAACGAAATGTTTCATTCCGTTTGGAACATCAGTGATAAGGAAGAACGCATTAGGATCAGTTAAGAAATTGTTCACTCTGTAACCTTGAGGAACCATTCCCATTGATCTGATTGCGTTGATATCATTATCAGCAGTTTGAACTCTGCCTTCTGATTTCATCAATCTTTCAGCTTGAAATTGTAGCGCAGAAGGAACAATCATTTTTGTTGCTTTCGCTGCAATTTTTAAACCTCTTTCATCAGTAAACGCTGCAATGTCAATAAGAGATTGCTCTAATGAAGTTTCGTTTAGGTCAGCTGCTGTAGCTAAAGTGTTTGACGTAGTACCAGCAATTGTTGGGTGAGCTGTGCTAAATAAATTAACACCATCCCCAGAAGTGAAACCACCTCCAAAACCATTAACCAAAGGGTTAACAGATTTAACTTGCTTAGTATTAGCCATACTTCTAGCTAACGCTTTTGTATATCTGCTTGACAGTCTGTCATACAGGTTATCTTCCACCGCTTCCTCAGTAATAGCGAAGGCAAGAGCCACAGTTTCCATAGTGTATCTTGCAGTGTAAGTTTCTTGAGCATTGTCAAAAACTACACCTGAACCTTCAGGTTTTACTTGAGCATTAGCGAAACCAGATAACATAACTTCTTCTTCAAAAGCTCTGTCTGATGTTTCTGTTGCATATATCTCAGCATGTTGGTTTTCGTAACGTTTGTATTCCAAGCCGAACAGCGCGTTCAAACCTGGCTCTAGTTCTTTAACTAGTTGTCCTCGTGATATAGCCATAATTTAATCTCCTATTCTGCTATTATACGCCAGCTACTTGTTTCAAGAAGTGCTCATTGATCATTACAACAAAGTTTACGTGCGATGCACCTAACTCATTGTTTTTAATGTCCTTTGAAACACCAACTA